TAACTGACTAGCACATACCGTGAAGAATGAACAACACTAACGCTTTACTTTTCGCGAAGGGCCTATTACTGGTCGGTGCGGCTGGGAAGCTGGGATACACGATAATAAAGTGCGATCCTGCTTCTTGGTTTGCGACAAGGAAACATGATTTTGTTTCTTTTGTTGCCAGCGCCACAGCTGAGACTCCCGCTGATTTGCCGGAGTTTCAGCGCTCTCAATTTACGGCCACCCCTTTGATCCTTCGAAAACCAATCAAGGATCATACGCATGGTGTCAGTGCTTCTCTCCGTTCCAGTGCTTCTAATTTTATGGAAGACTTTGCGAGAAACCTGGCACTAAAGCCATACTTTATTCAGTGTTCGCGTGCTGACCAACGACTTGGTCGAGCTGGATCGCGTTCGCTATTTTGGGCGAAAGACCTGACAGCCAAAGTTTCTGCCTTGAATATACCCAAGGACTCTATAAGTGCTCTTGTAGATGTGGACTACTATATGGACATGCCCTCCTTCCTCATTAACAATTTTAATACCACTCTGTTGTATTCTTTTCAACCCGATGAAGTGTCCAAGATTGCTGATGAGTACAGTTATACGTTTAACCAAAACAATGAGGTGACGTACACTGTGACAGGAGGTGGGCAGTACACCCATAAAGTCTGGAACTATGGAACTGATCATGTGCTCGTTGCCAAGAAGTTTTTGGGCTTCCCTTACAAGGTTGCTGCCTATCTAGTTGATAAGAGGAACGTGGGGCCAGATCATGATTTGGTCTTGCTAACTCCTTTAAGACGCTGGACTGGTATCTTTGCCATCTTTGGTTATCTCTTAGATGGTCGAGAACTGAAACGACTTGCTCCCGCCAAAGGAGGGTTTCTGAGGATGAAATCTCAGAGATCTGACGGGATGTACGTGTCCACTGGGATTCCAGGGGCATATGCACGCGCGACGATTAGGTCTGACTACGATGATGCAATAGCCATCGCGGTCAACACCACTAAGACCCATCTGCAGCTACCAACAGTACTCTCGTATATTGGCGACGGGGAACTTGTCGACCGCAAGGTTGCAGCTTCCGCGTTATTAGCCTATCATCGAGGGATTGCACCTGTTGTCAATCCTCAGGAAGCCATTGTGTTCCCTGTGGAATCTGCAGTGCGGAATTATGATTATGGTGTACGATCGTTCAATCCAGAAGCGAAGACGACTCTCATGGCATACATGAACCCAATTATCCACGGAGCTTTTGCCCCTTTGCAGACTGCCTCTAACGAGGAAGCCTGTATTGAAGGACGCATTACAAAGCTTGTGCGGAAACCTGGGGAATTAACCATGACTGAGTTTCTGAATAGAGTGATGAATGAATTTGTGGATCTCTTCCTCCCTGAGAAACACATGATGGAGCCAACTGATTTAGACGAGGTGTACGAACGACAACATCGTCCGACACAGCGTAGAATTCTTGATGCCTCAATGCCTAATGAGCCTGATCGCATCATTAAGAGTTTTGTAAAGAAGGAAGCCTATCAGGAACCAAAGGAGCCCCGACCCATTTCAACTATTAATGGTGTCGATAAGCGTGACTACTCTACTTTCATCTACCCCCTGGCAGATTACATTAAGACTATGGATTGGTATGCATTTGGGAAAACACCTGTTAAGGTTGCTGAAAGAGTGACCGAGGTGTTAACTGATGCTGCTACCGCTGTTAATACTGATTTCTCCAGATTTGATGGAAGAGTTTCGGAGTTGTTACGTGATCTCGAACGGCGTATTCTAATTGCGGCTTTTAAGAGCTGTTATGCGTACGTTATTTCGGAGCTTCATTCGTCCCAGTTCAATCAACCCGCCATCGGAGCCATGGGCACCCGCTATAATACGGGATATGCGCGTGCCTCTGGTTCCCCCGAGACTGCTGCATTCAATTCAATAGCGAATGCTTTCGTTGCTTACCTAACGTTTAGGATGACCCGCATTTGCGGTGGGTTCATCTCTCCACAGGAAGCATGGCGCAGACTCGGCATCTATGGCGGAGACGACGGTTTAACAGCCGACGTTGATCCATCTTTATACACGAAGGCCTCCGATCTTCTAGGTCTAAAGTTGGATGTTGAACTCATCACCCGCGGTTGTGAAGGAATTACTTTCCTCTCACGCAAGTATGGCCCACATGTATGGTATGGAGACGCCAATTCATGTTGCGACCTTCCCAGGCAGCTAACTAAGTTTCACACCACAGTGCAATTGCCACCTAATGTGACACCTCTGGAGAAACTGCTTGAGAAGGCCCGCGCTTTCTTCCTGACAGACAAAAACACTCCCATATTGGGTGAGTTAGTGTCGAAGATAACTTCTATACACGGTTCTGATATAGAGATGAAAGACTCTACTGTTAGAATACGGTCGTGGAATTCTTTGTTCCCCAAGGAGGTACAGTATCCGAACGATGACCAAGGATGGATGGAATCATATTCTGAACGTTCACTTGGCAAGTTTGGCTTCGACTTTGAGTTATTTCGCAAATGGCTTAAGTCTGTGACTTGCTTGGATGATTTTCTCACACCCCCATTGTGTGCTGAACCCAAGGAACCTGAATTAAAGGCCACGATGGTGGTTGATGAAGATATCAAGGAACCAGAAAGAAAGAAAGCGGAGGTGGGTAAGGAAAGACAGAGGACCAAGACAAAGCGAGGTAGGCGCGATAAAACGCCACGCCGAGCTAAGTCGAAGTCCTAAATTGAGGGCAGGGTAGTTAAGCGGGCAACACTTGGTTTGTCCGCGACAGTTTTAAAGAATTTATACTTAACTATCCAAATAACTGTCTCAAAATGGCTAACGGAAAGAAGAAAAATGGAAAGAAGAACGGCAATGGCAATGGACGTCGTCGCCGCAGACAATACGGACTTCCGGGTATCACGCAAAATGTGGCTCTCACTGTTAACAACGCCTTTGGCGATACAGCGAAACCCACTACTATCGCGCGATCTCTGGATGCATTCGATTCCACACACGCACCATTACCACGCGCCGTCGGAGATTATACTGTCATCCGTACGACCGAGGTAATTTCAAGTGATTCTGTCATGCATTTGTTCGGTCCTGTTATGACCGCGAACACAACAACAGTTGGCGGACCAGGTTGGAGCAACATTTGTTGCATCAAGAGTGTCGCTTCGGGTACTGCTATTAATGCAGCTAACAACTCGAACAGACAAGTCTTTACTGCAATTAATGCTACATCCTGGTCACAAGCTCGGTTGACGCCAGCTGCTTATACTGTTAAAATCATGAATCCAGAAGCACTCCAAACTACCACTGGTATTGTCTATGTAGGAAGAACTAAGCAAATGATCAACGTGGGAGGTGATACTCGTACGTGGGATACATTGGCGAATGAACTTGTCTCATATTCCAATCCAGAGCTATGCTCTGCTGGTAGATTGGCACTGCGTGGTGTCAAGACCGATGCTGTCCCTTATGATATGCAAGCAATTGCAGATTTCAGGGCAACATCTGTCTCATCGGATGGCAACTTCACTTGGGCTGATGATGGCACGAACTTTGATGGATTCGCTCCCATGTTCGTCTATAATCCCAATCAAGTGGCTTTGCAATTCCTAGTGTGCTGTGAGTGGCGTGTACGTTTCGACCCAGCCAACCCTGCTTATGCTTCCCACACCTACCATCCCCCATCATCCCCTGGTTACTGGTCCAAATTACAACAATGGGCTTCAACTTTGGGAAATGGTGTTATGGATTTGGCTGGGAATGCTGCTCAGCAATGGTTGCAATCGAAGATGGCCGGAGTACCGGGCATCGCTGGTGGAAACTCAGGACCACTGCTTTTGACCAATGGGTAAGATTCCTGAATAGTAATGGCGTTGCTCTGATTACGATTAGTAAGACGGGTTAGAGATCGTCATTAGGACTTCATAGATCACCTAGTAGGATGTCTCCAGGTAATGAAAACCAAATAAACATGCTTGTATTTTTGTATTTCTTTTGTCTTTGCATATACATTTTAATAAAATACTACATGGAGCTTCCGCCTTTCCACTCTAATTGACGTCTGACGTAAACCAAA